AAAAGCTGCAATGGATATGCTTTATGGTGGATTTATGGATGAACCTGAAGACAAAAAAGAGGAAGAAAAAGAAGAAGAAACATTTAGTTATGAATGCATGAAAGAATTCATAAATGATAATTGGCGTGAATTCTTTGGGTTAAATATTGAAAGTGTTATTAAGCAATATGAAAATACTTTAAATTATCTTAATAGCATTACAGATGAACAAATTGTTGATGAGAGTGATAAAGGAGAATCGCTCAGAAAACAGTTGCTTCAACAAGACTTTATGAATAGAGGATATAGTCGAGAAAGGGCTATAAAGATGACAGATAAATTGTTTGCTTCTGGAGAAGATATAGAAGAAGCTAAACAAGCCTTACAAGGTAATAAAGAATTTTTTGGAGATAAGTATCAAGAAATTCTAGATAATGCAAAAAAGGAAGAAGAAGAAAATAAAAAGGCTGTTAAAAAATAGGCTGAACAGTTAAAAAAAGATATATTAACAGGCAATAAAATCTTCGGTGATATTGATATAGATAAAGCTACTAGACAGAAGGTTTATGATAATATAGCCAAGCCTATATATAAAGACCCTGAAACAGGAGAGTATTTAACAGCTGTTCAAAAATATAGAAGCGAACACGAAAACGACTTTATTAAAAATGTTGGAATTCTCTTTACACTTACTGATGGATTTACTAATTTAGATAAGCTTGTAACTCCTACCGCAAAGAAAGAGGTAAAAAAGAAACTTAAAGAATTAGAACACACTCTTACAAGTAATAAAACTGAAGGAGGCTCTCTAAAGTACGTAAGTTCTGGCAGTGCTCCAACAAAGAAGTCAATTTTCGATTAGGGTTTTGCAATAGATTTAAACTAATTTTTAAACTGATAAAATTGATTTTATTATGGCAGGAAAGCTAGGCAGATTTCAAATGATGCAGTTCACAGGATGGAAGGGTCTTACTAAAGACAATCAGCTTTCATCCATTTATCAAAGAGCACCTCAACCAGTGTCTGATTTCATGGTTTAGTTGCTCGCTCTTCATAGAGGTAAGAGTCTTGAAAGTGAACTTGCTAAGTATCCTACAAAGGAATTTGACACTGATGATGAATTCACATGGCACGTAATTGGTTCTTCTAGAAGAAACATTCCTCTTGTTGAGGCTAGAGATGAAAATGGTGCAGTAGTAACAAGTGCTAGCGGTAATGTTGGTGTTGGTACAGCTCCATTCTATCTTGTGTTTGCAGAAGACTGGTTTGCTGATGGTGAAGTTCTATTCGGTAATTTGAATGAAGTATATCCTATGAGAGTACTTGGTGACCCACGTATGGAGGGTACTAATGCTGTTTATAAGGTAGAACTTATGGGTGGTATTACAGAAGGTATTCCATCAGAAAGATTGCTTCAAGGTGAAAGATTCTCTCATGAGTTTGCTCCAGTAGAAAGAGAACTTTCTAGAAAGGTTGGTGATGTAAGATTCACTGCACCTGTTGCTATGAGAAACGAGTGGACTACTCTTAGAAAGCAGTATAAGGTTCCTGGTTCAACTATGTTGAATAAGAAACTTGCTTGTGGTGTTCCAGTAGTTGATAAGAATGGCAATAAGAAGGTTGAAACTATGTGGATGCCTTGGGTAGAATGGCAATTCGAACAGGAGTGGTCTGATGAGAAGAATTCAGCACTTATGTTTGGTACTTCTAACAGAAACCAAAATGGTGAGTACCACAATATTGGTAAGTCTGGTGAGGTTATCAGAATGGGTGATGGTCTTCTTGCTCAAATGAAGTATGGTAATACTTACTATTACAATGACTTCTCTCTTAAGATGCTTGAAGATGCTCTTTATGAACTTTCAGCTGCAAAGCTTGACTTTGGTGAGAGAACATTTGTTATTAGAACTGGTGAGCAAGGTGCAATCCTATTCCACAATGCAGTTAGAAACTCTCTAAGTGGTTGGAAGGAGTTCCAAATTAATGCTGACCAACTTGGTATGATTACAAAGACTAATTCTCCTCTACATAAGAACGCTATGGCTGCTAATGGTATGCAGTTTACAGAGTTCTCTGCACCTAATGGTGTAACAGTTAAGCTAGAGGTGGATAGCTTCTATGATGACCCAGTAAGAAACAAGCAACTTGATTCTAATGGTCATCCAGCAATGAGTTCTAGATTTGACATTATGTACATTGGTACAATGGATCAACCAAATATCTTCAAGTGTGC